TCATTTATAGTAAATTTACCATTTATTTGAGCTTCTTCAGGCTGTAATCCATATCTTTGACCTATCAAGCCTTCGTTAAAAGGGTATCTATAGTCATCTGGTTGAAAGTCAGTTGTTAAAGACCTGTTTTTCCAAGCCTCTTCAGTTAATGATTGCTGTGAAAGTAAGTTAGCACCTGTTTGATCTTGAGTAGGTTCACCAGTGTCATCTTGTATTGGAAGTTCAGTTGGATTAGAAGTAACTCTAGTTGGGTATATAATATGCTTAGCTCCAGCACCGTCTACCCAGGAGCATTTAACATAGTTTACATAATCTTGTGGTATTATTATAGACAAGCTAGGTGGTATAGTTAGTTCTTGAGATTTAATAACTTTTAAAGTATCATAGCTAAACTCTTGTAAACCTCTTTTAGCATGAAACATTATATCAGTTCTTTTAGCTGATGGAATTAGTTTACCAGCTCCAACATATGCTACTATAAAGTTGTTTATAATATCATCTAGACTTATATATATGTAGCTACCGTAATTATTTCCAGTGTAATATTCAGCATTAGTTTCTGTTATAAGTCCCATTTATTATGATTTTTCGTTTACTTCTTCTTGTTGTACCTTTTGTGCCGCTACTTGTATTATTTGAGGATCTCTTATTACTACACCGGCGTAAAGTAATATTTTTAATATAACTTCAGTTCTTTCAGAGTTATGTAATTCAAAATTAGTAAATCCTTGAGTAGAACCTGAAAATAAATTAGCAGAAGTTAATGTTAACACTACAGTTCCTGTACCACCAAAATCAGTTCCTTGAAATGTTATTTGATCTCCAGCAACATACCCAGAACCTTGTGAAGTAACTGTAATTGAGGTAACCGTATTTCCAGATACAACAACATCAAAAGTAGCTCCAGTTCCTGATCCACCAGTGTAAGTAGCATTAGCGTAGGTACCATCAGTAGCAGATGCTACTGTATTAGAAGATATTGAACTAGATATATCACCTATATTTATAGATGTAGCTACATAAGGATAATTAGTAAAAATATATTGACCCAACGCGCCTATATTGTAACCCCATCTAATATCAGTTGGTTTTTTAACATACTGCATTTTAATATGAGCTGGATCAACTATTGTTTCAGGGTAAACTAAAGCTTTGTTGTCTTCGTATAAGTATATTGGGTAGCTAGTTGTAGGTGCAGTTAAAGGAGCTTTTCTAATATTATATATTTCAGCTCTACCTACTCTTTGTATTTCTTTATACGTGCTAGCATTTGGTTCATAAGTAATTGAACCTAGTCTATATAACTCAGAAGGAGTTGTAAAAGGATTTGTACCACCAATAGTTTTTTCAGCTAATGTTTGGTCGTTTTCAGTTTTAAATTCTGCAATTTTTTCATCTGTAATAGCAACTCTATCTGAATATTCTACATCAGATTGTGGTATACGTAGTTGTTGGTTTAAGTCTTCAAAATACGCTTCAAATATTTGTCTTTGAACCTGGCTACCTATTTTATTAAACTCATCTGGCGTCATATATCCACGCTGTTCACTGTTTAATATAAGTAATACCGTTTTGTATACCGTATCTACGTTTATTGCCATTTTAATATTTTTAAAAAAGAGGCTACATTAGTAGCCCCTTGTAATTATAATCACTTGTTATTTTAACTTTTTCTGAATAGATTTATAAACCTCTACACCTTCATCAGTTTTAAACCAAGCAGCTAAAGCTGAATATGGGTTTTCGTCAAAAGGAACGTTCATAAGTTTTCTACCATTACCAGACCAAGAAAATGTTCTTTGGTCTTGTGATAAGTCAATAATAGCGCTTTCAACAGCTACTATACCAAAGTTTCTTAATTGTACATTTTCATCATTGGCTAGCTCAATAAACAATTCAGGATTTCTATTAGCAAACACCATAACATCTCTTTTTATTTCTTTAGAGCTCATTGTGTTTACTTCTGATCCTAATTCTGTTCTCATTATAGCTTCAGCCATATCAATATCCATGTCTCTAGCCATATTCATAGCTTCTACTTGGATATTTAAATATTCTAAATCATCTTTAGCTTCTTTAATAGGGCTATACTCTTCAAATCTATAACCAGCTTGAGGATGGTATAAAGAAAGAAGTTTTTGAAGAACTGTATCGTTTTTAGGAACTCTTAAAACGCCTTTTTCAAAAACAATATGACCTAGTAAAACATTGTCATCTTGTTCATCTACAAAAGGAGATTTTTGATTAGTAGCATACCTAAGCTCTCTATTGTAACCTTTTTCTTCGTCAAAGTAAACTAAAGGTACTCTTCTTCTAGATTTACCTTGCAATCTGTACGTTAAAGGTTTCATATTGCCTTTTAAAAGATATATTCTATCTTTTATTTCCCAAGTATCTTTTTTTACTTCAGGAGTTGCTGCAGCTTTAGCCACAGGCTTTTTATTTTCTTTTGTTTCCATAATATAATATAATATAAATAAAAAACTAGAGCGCTTTCGCGCCCTAGCTTAATTGTTTTTATGATGTAAATAACACGAAGTTATTAGCACCTTGAACACATAAACATCTCTCAGATAAGAAATGTACTTCCATAGCGTCCAATCCAGAAGTATAAGCCCCGCCTACTGAACCAGTAACCCAAGACTTCATTCTTCGATCATCAGTTTCAGAAGCTCTATATCTTACATGTAAGAAAGGGCGTCTAATGTTAGATCCTAAAGACTGATCATAAACTGTAGAAGTTCCAGCAGGAACTAATACACCTTCAACAGTGTTAGTTGTAGCGTTGTTGGTTATGGTAGTATTTAAACCTAAAACACCTCTTGTAGAAGCGTCATTTAAATATTTCCAATCAGACTTATAGAAGTCATAAGAACCTCTTCTAAATCCGTCAAAACCTAAGTTTAATGCCATACTTTCTTCATTGTTGAATAAACCAAAAGAAGCTCCTGGCGCGGCGTACCCACCATTAACTGAAGCTAGCATATCATCTATATCTAAAGCTAATTGTCTATTTACGAAAAGCATGTTTTCCTCAATAGCACCTTCCTTGTCTAAGCCTTTGAGTATTTCATCAAAATCAGCAACAGCACCTGTTCCGCCAGCTGCAGAAGAAAAACCAGCCATTACATTACCTCTTGATTTGATGGCAGAAAATAAACCTTCTGAACCTTCTTCAGTTGCAGTACCGTCAGAGTTTTTCTTAACAGCCTCAACCATAGTCATTTCTAAGTAATCTTCAAACCTTAGTCTTGTTTCAGACTCAGCTTTCATATACCATAAATATCCAGAAGTTCCATCTTCAGTAGCAACTTCAACCCAGCCAATTTGAGCTGTGTCAGAACCATTTACTTTAAACTCATCTCTTATTATCATAGGTTTGTTTTCAAACTTAGTAAAAGAAGGTTTTAGCGTTGCTTGTGTAGCAGCAGATCCTTTTTCATGTTCAGAGCCGAATACAAATAATGAAATTTTAGAAGTATTTCCACTGTTTGTAAATATAGCTCCATTACCAGTTGTTAATCCAGCAGCTTCGTAAGGTTTAACGTCTACGTATGGAGTAGTACCAGAAGCAGCATCAACAGCTGTTACTTCGCATACTAGTTCACCTGGTTGCCCTTGAACAACTATTAGATCTTTTACTCTTAAAGCAAGTATTTCTCCAGGAGATAATGAAATAGTGATTCTAGTGTTGCTTGTTACTACAGCGTTTTTGTAACCAATGTGTAGTCTATTTTGCTCAGACCAAACTACTTGATCAGAACTCATAGGCATTTCTGCGCCTACCATTCTCAAGAAACCACCAATAGTTCGGTTTCCGTATCTTTCTACCTCTTGCTCATAGAGCTCAGGTAAGTATTGCTGCGCAAAAGAATTTGAATCTCCTGCACCACCTCCGCCTGTAAAGCTTAAGTAGTTGCTGTTTAACGCAGCGCCTTTAATTGGGTGAGGCTGTAAGCCTGTTCCACCCGTAAATGATGTAGCCATTATTTATTTTTTAATTTTTGTTGTTTTTTATTCTTAATTTTAACTTTGAACTATCTACACCACTAATTGCTTTTACTTTTAATCCGTTTATAAATACATCACCTGTAGATGTTACTCTAGGTTCGTTACTTACATTTTTAGATTTAGCCATCATATCTTTTACAGCATCGGCTTTGCCTTGCTCATAAAAATGATTAGCTATTGTATCAGCGTTTTCAGCAGCATAAATGGCCTTGTGGTAACCAGCATAATCTTTTACTTCACCTTTTTCATTTAGGAACTTCCCAACAAAATTAGTTAGATCAGATTGGGTATTAGCAACACCATCAGTATCCGAAAGTCCATATCTAAATTTCTTTTCACCAATATTGAAGTCAAAACCTTTGAATTCTTGGTTAAAGAAGTTTTTAGTGTTACTTTGGAACCTCTTGTGTTGATCTTGAACCATTTTCTGTTCTTCGTTGTATCTATTGAAAAAGTCAGTAGCTTTTTGTTGGTCTTGAGTTACGCCGGGTCTCAACTTGATTTCGTCGTAATATTTACTCTTAGTATCCTCTAAAAATTTACGGGCTTTAGCAATTTCTTCTTTGAAGGCGAGTTTCTTTTTCTTTACATCTCGCTCTTCATCCACTTCTTCGTCAAATGAAAAGTTATCTTCTAATAAGAAGTTAACCTCTTCCATATCTAAGTGTGGTTTAGTCTGTTTGTAGTATTCTCTAATTAAAGTATTGTCATCTACGCTGCTATAATCAGCATTTAATCTAACGTAGTCTTCAACTGTGCCACCTGTTTCTTCCATGAACTTAACTAACTTTTCTACATTTTCAGGTAAGTTAATTTCTGGTTTAGCAGGTTCTGGAGCAGTTTCTATAACTGGCTCTTTTACTTCTTCTACTTTAGTTTCTTCAGTAATCTCCTGTATAGGTATTACATTGTCTTCTTCTTGCTTTTCCTCAACTTGTTTATCTTCGGCATTTTCAATAATCCCTTCTGGTTCAGCATCCCCTTTGACGTCCTCATTGATAACAACTTTGATTGGTTCTTCTTCTTTAGCATTTTTTTCTTCTTTTTTAGACAAATCTACTTTTATTGTTTCGTTTTTGTTGGTAAGTTTTTTAGGTCTACCTGGTTTCTTTTTAATTTTAAAGTCACCTTCTTGTTTTACTTCTTCTGACATAATATAATATAATAGTTAATAAAAAATTACTTAGGGCCAAACTGCTCTAAGCCAAATCCACCCATAGTGTCATTACCAGCGGATTCAAAGTTCTTTGGTAATAAATCATTTTTTCTTTGATCTATTAACTCAGATTGTTGCGTTGCTTGTATTTTAGTTCGTTCGTCTTTACGATTTTCTTTAAATTCTTCTTGATTTCTTTTGCTTTGTCCTTGAGCTTGAGCTAATTGCATGTTATATTGAAACTCTTGTTGCATTAATTGTTGCTTTATTTGAGCTTCCATTTCCATTTTTTTAATTTCTAACTGAGACTTAGCGTTTTCTAACTGCACTTTTTGTTCTGTTAAAATCTGTTGCTTTTGTGTTTCAGCTAGCGCTGTTTGCTCTGCTAGTTGTGCGTTAGACTGTGCTTGAGCTTGCATGTTAGCTTGTTGAGCTTGTTGGTCTCTAGCCGCTTTATCTTTTCTACGTTTTTTTAACATTTGATTAGCTAACTTTAAATTAGAAACCTCTCTAATGTCTATAGCGTCTTCAAGATCTATTTGTCCAGACTTTAAAGCTATTTGAATATTTTGTTCTAATATTTGCTTTTGTTCTTCGTCTGGCTCTAGTTCCAAAAATATACCAAAGTCATGCATGTTTAAAATAGACAGCTCGTCTAGCGTTCCTACATTATACCTAGATATACTAGATTCTAAAGATTGCCTTGTCATAGGAAACATTAAAGCATCAGCTACTCTTAATGATATATTTTCACAAGTTCTAAGAGTTAAATATAAACTAGCTTGCAATACATGCCTTGTAGCTACGTTTGAATTAGCGGCAGCTAGCTTTTGTAAACCAACTAATGATTGCTTGTCTGGTAATGTGCCATCTCTAGCTTCATTAAGCCCGGTAACGTCTCTAATCATTTTAAGATAATACTCATAAGTCTGTATTAATGATTGTATTTTACCCATGCCACTTGACGTAGCAAGCTCTTGTATTGGAACCTTACCTGGGTTTGGACCACCATCTTGAGTCATTGATCTACCAACTAAAGATCCAGTTTGAAAATACATATTTAATGCTTCAGCTGGATTATAATTAGTGCCATTGCCTAAATCTACTTCTGCTAAGCCATCTATATCCATATAAACACCATCAGGCACTATTCTAGACATCACCTGTTGCAGTTTTAAATGCGTTAGCTGTATCATATCAGCAAAACCAGTTATTCTGCTTACAATTGATTCTATACGGCCTTTATATAATCTAGGAGCTACGATGTTATAGTTCATATTAACTTTAACAGTGTCAGCAAACGGTCTTGTCATGTTTTCAGCCATTTGCCATCTTAACATTTTTTCGTGTCCTAGTATTTTAGCTCCTGAATATAATACTTCAATCGATCTATATGCTTTTTTAAAGTTATCACCATCTGGTGCGTCTATAAACGTATCTTGCTTTTCTAATGCTTTTTCAAGTCCTGACGCAGTTTGTTTTATTTTAAACACTTGATTTGTAAAAGTTTTATATTCAAAATATAATACTTGTACTGTATCATCATCATAACGACCACTCCAGTTTCTAGTATAATTTTGATTGCCTGGATACTTTTGTATTTCTTCTAAGTCGCTAGGTGTTAAATTAGGAAACTGTTTTTTAAGTTCTGCTAAGCTAATAGGTTTTACTTCACCCACATAATATAAATCTTCAAAATTAGGATCTTCAGTATATGAATAAACTAAACTTGCCGGATCTACATAATCAACTGTAACTCCTTCTGATTTATTAAAACACGTTTTAACAGCTGCAATACCTAATATAGTTAAATCTTGATTTAATCTTCTTCTAGTTAAATCATATTTATTATTAGCAAGTACATTATTAATTACTTCTTCTTCAGCAACCTCTATAGACTGCTTGTAGTCCATTTGCATATGAAGTTCTAACTCTTCTTCGTTTACAGGAGCATTTTCTTGATCTTTATTAAAAAACAAGTCCATGCCAGTAACTTGTTTAACTTTATCCAAATACTGTTTAGCGTTTATATCTACTAAAATATTTTCAGCATACTTAGTTCTTTTTTCTACAGAGGTAGGATCTTGAGCAACAGCTTTAATATCATAAGATCTTTGAGACATACCATTTACAACAATATCTACAAACTTAGGTATAACTGGCACGGGCTTCCAGTCTAAGTTTAAATAAGATAAGTCGCCATTAATAGATAATTCGTCTTTGTATTTTTGAATAGATTGTTCTCCTCTAGCATAAAGTCTTAGTTTATGGAAATTATTATAGTTCGTATTAAATCTATCGTACCAACCTCTGTCATTTCTAAACCACTCAGACTCTATGGCTCTACCTACTTGTAAACCATACTCATAAGAAGCTTTTTCAACATCTGGTACAACCTGATCCGGAAAAGAACTATTGTAATTAGTATTTATCATCTATTTTATTTTTGAATTATAACCCGTGTTATCATATCTTTTAATACCTAAAGCTACAGTTTTTGTTTGTCTTTTATTAACAGGTGTATACCTATTTTTATTACAAGCCATAATAGCTAAACCTGAGCTTATCGAAGCATCGTGCTTTGTTCTATTGTTAATATTGAACTTAGACCAATCTTCTAATGTCTTTTGATGATACATATCACCGTAACCATCTTCTTTTAATCCTACATAAGTTTCTATATAAGATTCTATAGCAGCAGCGTGTGCTTGCTTAATATCTTCACTTGTGTTAGGTATTCCACCTATTTCTTTTTCAGTAGTTGATAGTTTATTCCATATTTTATCAGGACGATTCATAGAATAACCTCTGTAACCTCTTCGTTTTAAATAATATAAAAACCTAGGTTTGTTATTTTCAGCAAGTATAGGCATGCCATAAAATACCATAGCCATTAATACATCTTCAAAGAATATTTCAGCTGTTTGTGGCCTTGATATATATTCTAAAAAGAAATGATTTGGCGGTACGTCTTCCATTGAGAACTTTGTGAGTCCATGTAAAGCTCCGTTAGAACCTTTACCATCGACTGTTCCTGATATATCGTAACTATCTAATCCAAATGCTCCAGTGTGTTCATTTCCAGGGTATTTAACTCCATTCTTTAGTATCACTCGATTTTGGAGACTTTTAGGTGGTACCCAACTTATCTGGAACCTACCTGATCTATTTGGTGTAAATATAACTCTAGTATCTTTAATACCATTTTCCCATTGAAAGCTGCCTGTTGTAACAGCTGCTGAATTATTAAGCTCAGCATTAAAATCAATTTGTTCGTATATTTTAGTTAAGTTAAACAAACTATCTTTTGTTTCATCTCTAAAAGCATGCGCTTCAGTTCTTGGAAACTGTCTATAGTATTCATTTAAACCATCAGGATCTTCTCTTAAACCGTCAACTTCGTTTTCCCAGTGCTCGATAACTCCTGTTGTAATTTCATAGCCGTCAACTCCTTTGACTGTAGCTTTGCTTCTAACGAAGACAGGTAATCCATAAGTATCGATGAATCCTTCGTAGTTCCATTCCATAGGAATGAACAAGCTATAGAGCCCAGAAGATGTTTGTCCGTTTCTATTTCTTTTAGTAACGTCTGAAGCGTAGTATAATTTTTTGAAGTTGTCTCCACCTTTGTCTAAAGCATTCGAAGTCGAGCCCATCATACATTTACCTACGATTCTTGATCCTAAACGTAATGTAGTTTTTGTAACTCTCCAGTTATTTAATATATTATCAGGTCTTTCCCATTTACCACTTTCATCATGAGCTAATAGCTTTAGCTTTTCACCATCATAAGAGTTATCACCTGTATTTTTCCAGTCAATAGTTGTATCAAGTCCGTCTAGTTCTCTAAGCTGTTCATTCGACTCAAGCTTTCTTCTAGTAAGTTTCGATGCTGGAACTCGATATGCCAATTCAGTTTTCGGCCTGTCCATACCATCTTGAATTGGTTTAAAAAAGAAAGGGTAGTTGACCGATATGGGTACAACTTTATCTGTGAACATTTTCTTGGCATCTGCTCCAGACTTGGAAAGTATTCCAAATCTAGCATCGGAAGATATTGTAGCTTGGTTGACAAGCTCTGCGCTTGACATAAAAGAGAATCCAGATCGTCTGTTTTTGAGGTAGCACATGCCGTAACATCTTGCATCTGCTTTACATGCTTCCCAAAATATAAAGAAGAGTCTGTTTGCTTCTCTAAAGTCTGGCGCTCCAATATCGATCTTTGACCACTGCAAGTACATGTAATGAGTGCCAGTAATGTAAGTATTAATACCATTATTGGAAAACCAATACCCTTGTTCTCTTCTTGTAAATTCATTGTCAATATAATCGTACCATTTTTCTTTAAATTCAGCTGGATATTCTTCCCAGTCAAATCTACTTTTAATCTTACTTAATTCTTTTGGGTATTCTTGCTTTTCCCAATATTGCTCCGCTTTTTTTTCACTTCGTTTAAACGGTTCATCTGCTGCTGGTAAAGCAATCCTGAGATTCTGTATTTCAATGATTTGTCCAATTTTACCTGTTTTACTTATTACTACAAAATCATAATCAGAGTTATAACCATACTCCCATTTTTTAAATCTATTGTTTTTAGCTAATATCTTAGGATTTACAACGTCCTTAATTTCTTTCCAAAGAGTTTGCTCGTAACTCACTTACTTCTCCCTTCTGCAAAACCTTTAAAAGTTTTTTGTTCTTTAACTTCTTTAGGTTTTTCATTTAACATATCTTCTTCTTGTTGAATACGATTAAGTATTTCAAAAGCATCAAATATAGCTAGCTTTTTAGTTGCGGCAGCGTTTTTTAATCTGTCAGCGCTTACATCATCGTCTGAGTCAACAATCTTTTCTTTTGCTACCTTAATAAGTTCCTCAACTGCTTTTTGCCCAGCTTGGATTATTTTCTTTTTCGTTTCCTTGGTATTCATGAGTTAAAGCTATATCATTAGATTTCATACAATAAAGTCGTTCACCTTCTATAATAAACTCAAACTCAGAGTCAGGTGTAAACGTAATAAGTGTTTCAGGTGTTATTTCTAGAGCTTCTAAGGACTTATTAGAATATTTAACTATTCCAACATTAGGTTGTTCTTTTCTGTTCTCTAAAATGCTTTGGTTTTTTAGTGGTTTTACGAAGCAGTAATCTAAATGTGGTTTTAAATTATACATATAGATTTGTTCAGGTATAACAAAATAAAGATCATCTTTAAAATAAGTAGAGCTATTTCTTTCTCTATCTTTTTGATCATACCATCTTCTAAATACGTTGTGATGAACATAAACCTCATCTCCTATATTTACTTCAGTAGTATAAGCTGCAGGAGTTGAAACTACTACAGCTTTTTTACTAATAAATCTATGGTTTTCAATGCTAGTATTGATAATAAGGTCAGTATCATCAACTCTTCGTATATTGTCATACCTTTCTTCTAATGGTTTGACAATAAAATAATATAAGCTTTGCACTAGTACTTAAGATCATACTCTACAGATATTGACATATTAGCATTAAACTTTTTCCAAGGTAAGACTTCATTATTTTTAGTTATAAAAATATTATATGATTGGTCTTCGTCTTCAAAAAGAATATCGCTAATAGTATGTCCACCGTATACTTCCTGACCAGTTGAATAATGCATTGCATCGTTCTTGTAGTCAGAACCTATACTAATCTTTCTTATTACCTTCGACATCTATCTTAGTGTAAGAACCATCTTCTAGGTTAATTTCTATTGGACCATATTCAGTTTCTAAAACTTCTTTATAATCTTCTATTTCTTTATTAGCTCCAGCTATATCATGTAATAAACCATGCTTTTGGCTTTCTAATAATCCGATATTACTAACTAATTCATTAAGCTGTTTTTGCTGTTCTTGAATTAATTTTAATTCTTCTTCTTTAATTTTCATTTGATTTAATTTAATTATATTTTGTTTATTCTTCGCCTTGTTCTTCTTCAGGCGGATTTGGATCTATGCCATGTTTTTTCAACTCAGCTATCCATTCAGCCTCGTCTATAGTTTCATCTATAAACCACTTACACAAAAGCTTTTGTTGAGGGTCTACAAATCCATAACCCTTAACGTCATCTTCTGATGAATCGCCATAAGCTATCCAGTAAGTTCTAACAATAGGGTTGTCTATAGGAATATTACCAGTCATATCAATTTTTTACTTAATCTTCGTTTGGATCAACGTTAGGGTCAGTCCAAGCTGGAGTAGCTAATAGTGCTAAAGCTTCTTCATGGTTTAAAGTTTGCAAAGGCACTACAGAGCCATTTGTTATAAAACTAGGTTCTACTTGATAAGAAATCATAGCTTCTGTATTTGCTAAATTTCTTCTCATAGTTTGAGAGCTAGTTGTATTAACTTGGCTAAAATCTATTAACCTAGTTTGTGTATCTATATTTATTACTATATATGTTGTCATTTTATTTTTTAATTAACTAGGAGTATCTGTTGATCTACCTGAATTAGCTGGGTTTGTTACGCCGCTTGCGTAATCAGCCATATTAACACTATATGAGTTATTCGTGCTGTTATTCATATTACCTTTTAAATTTGAAATACTTAAATTACTTCCAGTCCCACTTGCTTCAGATCCAGGTGCGTTACCTTCAATATCTGATTGAACTAAATTAATTCCAGTACCATCTTTTGCGCCAATAGTGTCTCTTGCTACTAAAACAGATCCATTAAAGTATGTACTATTTTCATCTAATGGCCACCAAGCGTAAGGCGTAACCCTAAAGTTGTTTAAATCTTGAGTTATTCCATTATTATAAAGATTTATAGCATCATCATCTGTAATACCTGTGTTCCAAACGGCGCAGTTAGATATATGCCCTTCAAAATTCCAACTATTACTATTTGTAACGCTCCCTATAGCTGGCTCAACAGCAGAAGCGCTTCTTACACCAGTAGAAACCGCAGTAACTGGAGTTTGAGCTTGTTGGCCATTAACATATATTTTAAGTGTAGTACCGTCAAAAGTTCCAACAACATTTTGCCAAAGTCCATTATTAGGTGTTATTCCAGTTGTAGAAATAGATGAAACAGTACCATCTGTGTGAAACACAGCAAAGGAAAATACATTGTAACCTCCTCCTCTCCAGTTCAATGCCCAGTTTCTGTTAGAGCCGCCTGTGGTATCTTCGCATATAATTTCTTGTATATTAGGAGCGGCGCCTCCAGTATTAGTTGTTGGTATTTTAACCCAAGCTGAAACAGTTATAGCGCTTGTTATTCCAAGAGACGTTGTCCCTACATTATATCTATTATCTGCTCCTTCAAAGTTTGTGCTATAACTACTATAAGGAACTTTTCTAGTTA